ATATTTCTGAATTGTATTCCAAGTTATCAGAAAAAATTGCTAAAAATGCTCCTGTAGATGCTTGGGTTCAAGATTTCCAAGAAGCTGATCCAGAAAAGTATCATCAGTTTAGACAAAACAATCGCCCTGGGACTAAAAAACCAGAGGCAAAAATTGCTCAAATGGCAGTAGCCGCTAGTTATGGCGCGAAGAATCCTAGTAAGAAAAAGAAATGAGAGCAAAAGAATTTTTATCCGAAAAACAGGAATTAGCAAAGTCGCAACAACGAGTTATTCCTAGTATGAGTAGCGTCGGTGTTCCAGAGCTACCAATAGGTCCCACTAATTATTATCATAAGTATCGGTTAGGTGTACATATGGCAGGAAGTCCTGAAGATATACATCCGTTCCCAACTAATGGACAGTTTGTTGACGATATGGTAATGATAGGATATAGTGAAGCTGATAGGCTAATTATTTCTAATAGCATCAAGGCTTTTGGATATGAACAGAAAATGCACACATCAGGCGGCAGTAAAGAACCAGAAGACACTTATATAGTAAGTCCTGTTAGTAATTGGATGAGCAAAAAATGAGAGCAGAAGAATTTATTACTGAATCTGCCGCTTGGCAAAAATCAAGTGGCAAAAATAAGAACGGTGGCCTAAACAAAAAAGGCGTAGCAAGTTATCGTCGCGAACATCCAGGCAGTCATTTACAAACTGCGGTTACTACAAAGCCCAGTAAGTTAAAGAAAGGCTCTAAGGCCAGCAAGCGCCGTAAGAGTTTTTGTGCTCGTATGAAGGGTATGAAGAAACATCGTACAGGAGCCGCTACTAAAAGAGATCCAAATAGTCGTATAAACAAAAGCCTTCGTAAATGGAATTGCGAAAGTGTTGAACAATTATACGATGTTTTAGAAATGTTAAAAGAAGCCGCAAATCCAGATCAACAGGCTGCTATCGCTATTGCCAAAAAAGAAAAGCAAGCACATGAAAACTTTGCTGATGGTAAGAATCCCGGACGCAAAGGACTAGCAAAACGCAGTGGAGTAAATACCAAAGCGTCAGTTAGTAGTTTGAGAAATACTGCTAAACATAGCACAGGTGAAAAGGCTCGTATGGCACATTGGTTGGCCAATATGAAAGCAGGCAGAGCTAAAAAGAAATGAAAATTTTAGATCTTTTTGAAGCCATGAAACCCGAACATGCGTTGGGCAAAGAAACTCCCGGCGCTGTAGAAGAATTAGAAAAAAGATTATTAGCGGCCAAATCAGACGGCTCAAAGCTAGACTATGATGCTATCGATCGAATGATGCAAAATATTTGTAGTGAGTTCAATTTAACAGGCGATAAACTACATAAAGATTTTGTAAAAAAACATAACCTTGTTCCAGACAACTGGATTAAAAATCCCAAGTAATGTTTAATGTTCAAAATTTTTCCGGAATGCAAATTTATAAATCAGCCAGCAATCGTATTACCGATTGACGAATCGCATTTTTTAAATGAAACAAATTTATTTTTAGATAATAGCGGTTTTGAATTAAGTCCACTAGAACAATTATATTATTCTGCTAACAATATACCAGTATTAAAATATCGCCACGGAAATCCCTTAGGTGCTGTTAATTTAAAATGGTTTATGAAATCTTCTGGAATGAATTTTATATTAGATCATTCTTGTTGTCTTTCAAGATTAGAATATAAAGATAAAGCAAAAGATCAAATTATTGAAATATCTAAACAACACCCACAGTTACTAGATCTCCTTTTGATAAAACCAAAATGGGGTATAGATTTTAGATTAGATTATTTAGATAATGAGATTATGATGGAGATACTTCATCTAGAAGAAGACTTTGATAGTATAAATGATGCAGAAGAAATGAAAGAATGGGTTGAACAGAAAATTTTAGAAACAGATTGGCAAGACCTTGTTATACAGCTAAAACAAACTGCTCCCCAATGGCAAAGTATCAAAGATGAATCTTCACAAAGACGATGGAAGGCCAAGCTATGGGGATTACCAGAAGAACATATCTCCAAACTATTCTGTTTTGATTAAAATAATTTGACATTACTCCTTGCAGGCTATATACTAGCTTACAAGGAGATTTTTATGAGCAAAGCATTTGGTGCGCCAGAACAGGCCAAAATCAAACAAATCGTGGCGGAAGGTGTTACCGTCATGCAAGAAATTCAAGACCTCACAGAAGGATTGAATGACACAATCAAAGCAGTCGCCGAAGAACTAGAAGTAAAGCCCAGTGTAATTAAAAAAGCTATTCGAATCGCACAAAAAGATCAGTGGGATCAAGTATTCCGTGAATTTGATGATTTAGAAACCATTGTTGACATTAGCGGACACGCTAATCGTAGAGATAATGAATGATATCATTTTTAATATTCTAGGATGGATCAAAGATGATTACCGTTCTCACCCTTTTCGCTTTAGCGTTGAGCTGTTGGCTTGGGCTATCAGCATTGGCTGTAGTATTACAATGGCGCTCACTGTACCCAATCCTCCGCTTGTTATTTTATATCCCATTTGGATTTCTGGTTGCGCTATGTACGCTTGGGCTAGTTACACTAGGAAATCATTTGGCATGTTGGCTAACTACATCTTGCTGGTAAGTATAGATTCTGTTGGTCTATTTAGAATGTTAACTAAATACTTTTGAGAAAGGTCCTGCGAGCCATAATTCGCACTATAGAAGGTTACCGGCCATAAACGGTATGAGGAAAAATTAATGAGTTATGTTGACGCGATTTGGGATCGCGAAAAAGACATCGTCAAAGTTGTCGAACGAGATCCTAAGAAAGGCAGAATCTACACAGATTACAATGCCAAATATCTTTTCTATTACCCCGACGCCAAAGGCAAATTTAAATCAATTCACGGGGATTCACTTTCCAAGGTTACTGCTCGCAGTTGGAAAGAATTTATCAAAGAACAAAAAATACACAGTAGTCACAAATTATATGAAAGTGACATCAATCCTGTATTCCGTTGTTTGGAAGAAAATTATCTACTTAAAGATCCCCCAAAACTAAATGTAGCATTTTTCGATATTGAGGTGGACTTCGATCCAGAGCGTGGTTATGCATCGCCAGAAGATGCATTTATGCCCATTACTGCTATCGCTGTTCACCTACAATGGTTAGATACTCTAGTATGTCTTGCTGTACCTCCAAAGACTTTAACTATGGAGAAAGCAACTGATCTAGTAAAAGAATTTCCTAATACCATCTTGTTTGAAACAGAACATGAAATGTTGGATACATTCTTAAATCTAATTGAAGATGCTGATGTATTAAGCGGTTGGAATTCGGAAGGTTTTGATATTCCTTATACTGTTAATCGTGTTACAAAGATATTGAGTAAAGAAGATACACGCAGGTTCTGTTTATGGGATGCTATGCCCAAGAAGAGAGAGTACGAAAAATATGGAAAAGCCGCTGTTACTTATGATTTGGTTGGTCGTGTTCATCTGGACAGTCTCGAGCTGTACAGAAAATATACTTATGAAGAAAGACACACCTATCGGTTGGACGCAATCGGAGAGATGGAAGTAGGCGAAAGTAAGACAGTCTACGAAGGTACATTGGATCAACTTTACAATAATGACTTCCGCAAGTTTATTGAATATAACAGACAAGACTGTGCGCTACTTGATAAATTAGATAAGAAATTAAAGTTCATTGATCTTGCCAACACCATTGCTCATGAAAATACCGTGTTGCTACAAACCACAATGGGTGCTGTGGCTGTTACAGAACAGGCTATTGTAAACGAAGCTCACAGTCGCGGACTTATCGTTCCTAGTCGTCCTAAAAGAGATGATGATGTAAGTACACAGGCCGCAGGTGCTTATGTTGCTTATCCTAAAAAAGGGTTGCATGATTGGATTGGATCAATGGATATTAACTCACTGTATCCATCTGTAATTCGTGCGCTCAACATGGGCCCGGAAACTATTGTTGGTCAATTACGCCCAGAATATACCAATTCTGAAATTGAAGAAAAAACAGCCAAGGGTTCGTTTGCCGCGGCATGGGAAGGAAAGTTCGGCACCAACGAATATGAATTTGTTATGTCAAAAGATCGCAGTCACGATATTATTGTTGACTGGGAAAACGGAGAAACAGACATAATGAGCGGTGCTCAAATATATGAACTGATCTTTGAAAGCAATCGTCCTTGGATGTTAAGCGCCAATGGTACAATTTTTACACACGAACGAGAAGGTGTTATCCCTGGTTTGCTAAAACGCTGGTATGCAGAGCGTAAAGAAATGCAGGCCAAACTTAAAGAAGCAATTAAGGCAGGAAATAAAATTGAAGAAGAATACTGGGACAAACGTCAATTGGTTAAAAAGATTAACCTTAATAGCCTGTACGGTGCTATTCTCAATGCTGGTTGCCGCTTTTTCGATAATCGTATTGGTCAGTCCACTACTCTTACAGGACGAGGAATTGCACGACACATGGCTGCAAAAATCAATGAAGTCATCACCGGAGAATACAACCATGTTGGAAAAAGTATTATCTACGGAGACACTGACTCCGCTTATTTCAGTGCCTATACATCCTTGAAGAATGAGATTGCCAAAGGTGAAATTGCTTGGGACAAAGATACTGTAATTAAACTTTACGATAGTATCGCAGAGGAAGTTAATAGCACATTTGCAAACTTTATGCTAGAAGCACATCACTGTCCAAAGAGCCGTGGTGAAGTTATTAAGGCAGGTCGTGAAATTGTTGCTATTAAAGGACTGTTCATTACCAAGAAGCGTTATGCTGTTCTGTATTACGATAAAGAAGGCAAGCGCAGTGATGTAGAGGGCAAGCCAGGCAAGATCAAGGCCATGGGCTTAGATTTGAAACGCAGTGATACTCCAGAATTTATGCAGAAGTTCTTAGAAGAAGTTCTTACCAAAGTATTGAACGGATCCGAGGAAGCAGAAATTCTAGAAATGATTAGCGAGTTTAGAACTGAATTTAAAGCCCGTCCAGGTTGGGAGAAAGGTAGTCCCAAGCGAGCAAATAATATTACAGAATACCAAGCTAAAGAAACTAAGTCTGGTAAAACAAACATGCCCGGGCATGTGCGAGCCAGTATTAATTGGAATACTTTGAAGCGTATAAACAATGACAAGTATTCAATGAACATTGTGGATGGGATGAAAGTTATCGTCTGCAAGGTTAAATCTAATCCATTAGGATATACAAGTATTGCATATCCTGTAGATGAAATGAGATTGCCTAAATGGTTTCAAGAGTTACCTTTCGATCATGCAGAAATGGAAACTACTATTATCAATAATAAACTTGAAAACTTAATAGGTGTTCTAGAGTGGGATTTAGAATCCACTACACAAACAAATACATTTGGCAATCTATTCAGCTTTGATTAAAATATTTGTTGACATTGCCCATAAATCTAAATAAACTTAACAAAAGGAAAATAATATGAAAGATATTCTTCAAGACATCGTAGCTCACACAAATAAACTTGGCTTTTTAAATATTGTAAAAGTAACAGGTACAGATACTAAAACATTGATCGATTCAATGGCAGATGATCGAACAGTTATTCTGTATGCAGAAACAAAAGATCCTCAACAGGCCATGATTGGTACATACGGTATGCCACAGTTGGAAAAACTACGCTACTTGTTAGACGGTAAAGAATACGGCGAAGATGCTACTATTGAAGTAATAACTGCTACTCGTAATAACGAAGAAGTCCCAGTAGGTTTGCATTTCGAAAACAAAAGCGGTGACTTTAAAAATGACTACCGTTTTATGAATCAAGACATCATCAACGAAAAGTTAAAAACTGTCAAGTTCCGCGGTGTTAACTGGCATGTTGAAGTTGATCCAACAGTATCAGCTGTCCAGCGTTTTCAATTCCAGGCAGGTGCTAATACAGAGCACACAACATTCTTAGCCAAGACAGATGGCGACAAATTGATCTTTACATTTGGCGATCAAGCAAGTCACGGTGGCGAGTTTGTATTTGCCACAGGCGTTACAGGTAAGATTACTAAAGCATGGACATGGCCAGTTGTTCCAGTATTAAGTATTTTGAAAATTGCTGACGCTAACAATGCCAAGGTCAGTTTCAGTAATGAAGGTGCTATGCAGATCACTTTAGATAGCGGTTTGGCAACTTACAAATACATTATTCCAGCACAGGCATGATAAAAGGTATAAATCAGGGCGGAAGATATATTAGTGTTACCGGCGGAATGCCGGGCAGTAATTATATTAACAA